GTCTCCAAAGAACTGCGCAGGTCTATCCATAGTAGCACCTTTGAAGGAGATGCTAACCCTTGGGCGTAGATCTGGCATTCAAGGAAATGAGTTCATTAGCTGTTTGTAAAAACGGCGACATGATACTACTTTCTGATGTGTCGGGGCCTCCTGTAAACTTCAAAAGAGTTCAGGATGCCCATCCAAGTAATCATGAATGATACTTGGAAGGTCTCAACGGCTACGGTCGTTGTACTTCGCTCACGGGACCACTCCTTCGAGGATTTCACCTATCCTACGTATTACATACGGGGGAATAGGTGTCACCCAAAAAGTTAGGAACATAATCAGTCCTAGGATCACTCCAAAGCGAGGAACAAATGCCCTTCACATAAGTGAAGAAAACATTTGTCCGTCTTTGGAAGCATTTGATTTAGCCAATTCCCACTTCCTTGACTCCTCCTTTTGGAGGAAATCAACGATATGAGATAGCGATCAACTGCTTTCTTCTGCTAGTTGCGACAGAGCACGAGCCTTACCCGGTGGAAACACCGCGTTAGCTTGGCTGTCACGCAATAAAGCCTTCGGGCCAAATAGCACCAAAGATCCATATAAGGAATCATCCTCGGGTCTCTTTGACCCTGGGATTTTCCTTAAAAGATTAGGGGCTTCAGTTCATCGAAACAGACCCTTTTGTATAGAATCTGCTAGAACTAAAGCACTAAGCCATCTATGTCGAACAGCGGACATAATAAGTCCGGGTCCGATAATAGATAGATCCTCTCCATCCAGACTTCTGACTCTTTTAGCAAATTCAACCATCTCGCTAGAGACGATTGATTTTGCTATAGATATACTCACACCAAGTGATTGCATAATTGCAAGATAACTTGGGGCTGCTACTTCAGGAACAATGACGTCGTCACCAAGGATTGCATAGTTTTCCACTATGTTCTTCGTTGATGCTTGGACAATCATGTGATGAGTTAGCGCGAGCATTGCTCATGAGGAATAAGCCCCCATAGGTTGACCGACAGCATATTTTACTATGTCGTCGCGAAACTTAAAGGGCATATCCACTAATGAGCATCATAAATCTGCAAGTCGAGGAGTTATATACTGACACAATACATCTCTTTGTATCTGTCTTGGCAGCCGATCGGTTGCCGCTGACAAATCATAAGAGAAGTATTTAGAACCATCAGCCCTCAAGGCCCAAACAGGGCCAAGTTGGTTGTAAGTTCCGTCAGTAGGTAACTTCCCTAAAAATTTAAAGATTTCCTTATGTAAAGGATAAAGTGCTACTTGAACCCAGTAATTGGTTATACCAATCACTCTCGCCTTCCCCGCGGTCTTATAAACCACGGATAGACGAGAAAGGTTGAAGTGCGTTAAGCTAAGTAACTCTTTACCTGGTATTCACATCTCTCTTGGCAAGGTTAATTTCAAAAGAAATATAACCACTGTCAATAAAGATGTGTCATGGAAGTCATAGAAAATTCACTTTGGAAAAGGTGAATGCTCTAAATTCTTACGTAGTAAGAACGACCTTCATGAAACTAAACCAGAATAAAGTGGTGAAGCCACACGTCATCAAAGCCTACGAAAGGCTATGAAGACAATGGCAAAGCAAGCGCCCACCGTCACAACTATAAAAGAAGTGATGATGAACCAACTGCGAGTAAAGTAAAACCACTGTAATAGTGTGATTCAGTATGACGGATATCGTAAGATACCTATCATATCATGAACCACAAACATTCAGGCTACTGAACCGTTAGGTCCAGCAGATTGAATGAACAGAGGTTGCGCCTTTAAATTTCTAAAACTTAAAGACTTAACTCCTGCTAGCCGGAGCAATTTACTCTTGGCCTTTTTAAGGCCTTGAATAGTTTGCCTCGTCCC